CTCGCCTTTTTTGAAATTTTTGTTCGGATGGCCCCCCTTATTTAATTATTTTTTTTCAAAATATTTCCATCTTTATCAAAAAAATAATCTTTTCCAATCTCACGCTTACCATATTTGACTCCATCGTGATGCTCCTTGCGATGACAATCAAAGCATAAGGCTTCCAGGTTCTCAGGATTGAGCGCAATCATTGGATCAGAAAAATTTTCTTCCGTTAGTTCTTTCTTGTGGTGAACGTGCTCTGCTGGAGTTGCTATGCCTGAAGCCAGACAACGCTCACACATAGGATGCTCAGATAGATATGTTCTTCGGCAAGCCTTCCACTTTCTGCTCTTATAGAATGCATCCTGCTTCGGTCTATTCTCCTGATAAAAGCTCATCGATTAAATCCATGCAATCCGAACATATATCTTTCGTTACGTTCATTGTAGAGCCTGTGTTGGTTTTCCAGCCAAGCTTAATAATATCGTGAGTATTGTTCTCAGGTGGAGCAATCTTTGGCATCTCATTGCCGCATCTGTCACAATATCTTTTCTTGTTCTTTGTCATGGCCTACTCCTTTCCACTAAAAAAGGAAGCCCATTGGCAGGCTTCCTTTTTCTGGCTTTAATTATTCACGGGAGAATAAATAAAACGGTAGATAGAATTTTCTTATAGGGGGATCCTATTTAGAATTTTCTCTATTAGCATATTAACACGGAAAAACTCCCCTTGAGTATCGCACTTATTTATTATCTGTTTTTATCCTGCTGCAATGCGCTTCCAAAAACAGCCTAAATCCTTGTTATATCAACATCATTCAATCTCTTATATGCTGCTTTAATTATTTGCTATAATTCGGAAATTTACCCACATAAAAAGAGAGGCTTCAAAACCTCTCTTCTCATGGCATCATCTCAAACTAAGAGTAAATAGAAAACAATTACCCCAACGGATGATTATTATTATACTCAGCAAAACTCCCCTTGAGTATCGCACTTTTAATACCCATAAAAAGCGCGCTTCAATTCATCAACTAATCTATTAATATCCTGCTGCAAATAAACAGCTTCCTGGAGAGCAGTTGCATTTGAATCAATCTCTCCATTTCTTACTTCATCTAATAGATTTGAAACAAGGCCTTGCGCAATCTTAATTCTTTCCAGCTGTGTTCTTTTCTCAATCTTCAAATATCCCATAATCCTTCTCCCTTTTTAGCAGCTTAAACATTCGCAACAGTAATCTTTTCAACCTTCCTTACTTGCGTTTTTCTAACTGCCATATAACCATGATCTGTAAGAACATAATAAGACTCCCGCATTAAATATCTTGGAGCCTCATATTTTTGATTATAAATCAACAAGCCTTCTATCCAGGAGCCGCGATGAAATGTAACTCTCACACTTTGATTAATATACTGATCTAACTCATAGCTTCTGTGATTTTGCTTCATAACTTTCCCCCATTTAATAAAACAACAATTTACTCAAAAGCTTTTTCGATGATTTTCTCAGCTGCTGTATCCACTTTCTTTTCCATGTATTTTTTCAGCTCCGCATCTGTTGGCCATATAGCCAGGCAGCCATCTACAATCCCGATTGAATCAACTTCCATCTTGATATAATCCGACTGCTGCAACTGAATTCCTAAAAATTTCGTTAACATATCCACTTCTAGCGATGTTGCAAAATATTCAAAGTGATCTCTACATGGATCATATATATTCAAAATATCTTCTACTGTAAATTTACTCATGGCTTGCCTCTTCCTGGGCTATTTTGTAATTTAAAAATAGCAGCTCCTCAATCCATTCATCTGGAATCTTTTTTCCTACTTCAGAATATCTAAGCATTGCCTCAGTTATATCCATGCGCCTTTTTTCATCCCAGATTCTCCTTGGCATGAGCCCAAGCGGCGGCTTTTCTGCAATAGGTTTTTGGATGCATTCTTCAGTTCTTTCCATTTGCCTATCATCTGCATCGAAGCAATGGCTCTCGACATATTCACTGACTGCTTTCCACCTGATCCAAAGGCCTTTATATTCTCCGCCCATATTAATGGCATCATCTGAATAATAAAGCTCATGCATCATTTGCTGCACATCAATTACTTTCATTTCATTTCTCCCTAACTATAATAATTTCCTTCATCGTCAACTAAAAGCTTCTCTGGATTAACCTTCAAAGCGTTTGCGATGATCATAATTTTATTAGCACTTGGGTTCGTGCCTTTTTTCTTCCAATCGCAAATTGTGCTTTGTGTAATTCCTGTTCGTTTTGAGAGCTCAATTTGAGAGATGCCTTCTTCTGCCATAAGCTCAAAAATCTTTTCGCTGATCTTCATTGTTTTCTTCTCCTGTTTGGTTTTTCTTCTCTATAATCTAGTGTGATATTTACAGAATTATGCTTTTCGAAAATTGGCGTGATTGTATCAACAAATTGCTTATAGGCTCCAAGCAAAACCATTGTTTCCATCATATCCAGCTTATCTGTGTTTGCAGTTACCCAATCAGATATAACAGCATAATTCTTCATTTCTTTTTCGAACTCATTATTCATTCCCCGCTTCTCCTTTTAGTATGCTATGCCTCGACCATTTCCATGATTTATGTGCGCAATAATATCCTCAGCTGAATTATTAATCATTACATCCATAGTCTTATCAAAGTTACAAGCGCAGCAATCGTTCCAAAGCATATATAATTTATCGCCTTTTACTTTGATTTCAATCATTCTAAGTATTCCAGCAATCGCTTTCTTTTGATCTCTTCTAATAGCTTCCAGGCAAAACATTGCTGCTCCCACATTATTCTCCGTAGCATCTTTGATGAAATCGAACATGACTCTCTTGCCCTCATTCATCATAAATTCATCCATCATTTTTTGTTTAAATTTTTTGTTTTCCTTTTGTTTCCTCTCCTAGTGATTCAATATGTTTTTTTATTTTATCGCCTATATCATTCGACAAAGGGCCATTTGCTTGAATATAACTTTCAAGTAATATTGCATTTATATTTTTATCTCTGTACGATCTTACCGCGCTAAGCAATGCAAGCTCAACAACTCTCTTTGGTTCTTTCGTTTCAAGAAGCTCCATGCATTCTTCAGCTTTCATCCATCCAATTGGATTTACTTCGCCTATCATAATTTCAAGCAATCCAAGATTTTCTTCTGTCAGATTGGCTCCGCCCCATCCGCCATAAGTGCCAATTCCATTGATAACCGAGATTTCATTTCCGTTATACTCAAAATGAGTTCTGCAAATCCAATTTTCAAATCGTTCTGTTGAAAAATCGTCTGTATCATCTTGCCAGGGAATATTTTTTTCATCCAGCATATCACGAAGCTTTTGCATTTCTTCAACAACTTTGCTCATTTTCTTTCTCCATATCTTTTCAGCGATTCTCTATGATTTCGGTAAACTTCTTTTCAATGTCTTTTTTTATATTTTCATCGATAATTTGCAAATATACATAATCATAAAAATCACCCACATCTTTTAAAAAACGTAAATTCAAGACCCTTGCTTTTAAATATGCCTCGCTTAACTTGTTATAATCATATAATTGCTTGAGGATTAAGAGAGTCAAATGCATAAACAACAAAATCCAGATAAGCGTTTGAATGCGGTTATTTTTAATAAAACAATTTGCAATTGAAAGGCCAAAAATACAGACGGAAAAAATCACAAGCATCCATCCTGGAGCCTTTGAATCCATAAATTTTTTAATCATCTTTTTCTCCTATTCTTACTGAAAACTCATTTATTGCTGTTGCAGTAATTCGAATCACTTCGAGATCTTTGAATAAATCCAAATAGTTGCTGGCTGTGTTAACTTTTGCTTCAGGTTTTACTGAACCACCCTTAAATACAGTTATCCAAATTGCTTCTGAACCATTCGGATCAATCAGCTCTACAAAATCCAAAAATCCGATTCTCATTTTTCAACCTCATTTCTTAGGGCTTCAAGCTCTTCATCTGAAATCCCTAATCTTTCCGCAGTAAATTCTTGCTTAACTTTAATATCTCTTAGCTCATTCTCAATTCTAAGATTCAAATCAGAAAGCTCTGGAATATGCATTTGCTCAATATAACTTCCCATCTGTTGATAAGACCATACAAGATCATCGCATTCACGGTATTTCAAATAAAAGTATTTTTGCAATTTATCGTTTTTCTTAGCGAGCTCAAAAATCAGATCAAATAAAGATGCTGCGCCGAGAATTATGATTAAGATTCTCACATATTCATTGCTCAAAAATAAATTTAAAATTGCCAAAGCAAGTGTTAAAAATGCAAAGAGCTTATGCGGCTTAATTTTAAATTTTGTTTTCAATTAGCCTACTCCTTTAATTAGTTTGATATAAACATAATCGCCATAGCTCTTCTGCCAGGCTCTTATCTCTTTTGGTGATTCAACCCACACATCAATGCTGGTTCCATTTTTGATTGAATCGCCTATTCCATCGTGATCCGTATCAAAGCCCGCGCCTGTGTCTTTGAATTCAAATAATCCAATTAGCTCTCCAACTGAGCCATCTTCATTCACGGCATTAATACAAGCCACTTGGCCCAGCCATTCTTTTCTTCCTGCTGCAATGCCATAATGAGGCATTGAGCCCGATGCTGTTTTATGATGCTCACAGTATAATGTGCATCTGATCACTTGCGGGTAAAAGTATGCATAAGCCTCAACTTCTTTAAATTTCACTTCTGGTTTATATGCTGCTGCAACCCTGCTGCAATCAAAGCAGCAAAGAATAAGAATTGCGCAAAGCCCAATAATCTTTTTTTTCATAACGCTCCCTAAATTTTAACGTTTTCCTCTAAATTCAATCACTCCATTCTTTTGGCTTAGCCCCCAAGAACACTTTTCACAGCATCCAGGACATTGTTTTGTTTTTCTTGCCTGAAGGCATTTTGAAATCATGCCATTATTAAATTGCTCATCGCGATAATCCTGATCATTTTCCTTTTCTTCATGTTCAAGAATCAAAGTAATTGCAATAATTATGATCCATAGAATCGCAAGAGCAAAAATGCCAATTAAAATCACTTTTTCCATAACTATCTCCTTATCGCTTTACCGCAGCCAGGACAAAAATTCATTTTCTCCCCGATGAATTTTCCATGCTCATATCCGCACGATTTGCATTCAATGATTCCCATGCAATGAACTTCTCGCATTTCATGAGATTTCACAAAAAAATCCGTTTGCAAGATTTCTGAACTTTGTTCTGCAGATTCTGCTGCATCTGTGGAAGTTTTAGCGGAATTGATATAAATATCAGTTGCAGCCTTGATCAAAAGCTCAGCTCCAATTGAAAAATCTTCAAAGCTTTTTGATAATCCGCCTATAATTTCCGAAAATAACTCTGTTTGAAAATGCACTTGACTCATAATCTAACTCCTTTCGTCAGTTGCATTCTCCCTTTTTATATCTCCAGCAAACGATTTCATCCCAAATCTGATCTTTGGTATTAGCCCAGAAGGTTTTATCTTTTGCCTTGATATCTAAAAACTCATATTTATCCTTTGCTCTGTCATAGCTTAGAATTTCAACAGGCAGCCATTTATCATTGAATGGGAATGTTCCGCCTACTGTGTTATTTGGATAATGGATAATCTTGAACCATCCATCCTCAGCTGATAGCCTTTTATCGCCAAGAACACAAAATTCGTTTTTGGTATCGTAAGAGCAGCAGCCTTTTTCATCAAATATACATCCATAGCAATCTTTCTCCAGGTGTTTCTTTGGAGTGTAATTACATTCTGGATTAAGCTGCTTTATAATCTCGCCTTTTGCATTTCGCATCCAGCAACGATTGTGATAATCATAATAATAGCCACGCTCTTCGAAACATTTAAGTGATCCAAATTCAAATTTGCAATGTCTGCCACAACTTCGAAGCGGCAGCTTTTGCTCTTCTTTTTCTCTTAGCCAATCCTCAAGATTCATTTGGCCTTCGCATTCATAATCAAAGCCACTCATCGCATTCTCCTAAAGCGAATATTTTTTTGAGCCAAATCAACGAAATAGCTATGAGGATATTGCTTGATAAAACTTCGCATTTCCTGAACTAATACTTTTTGAAGCTTTGTTTCAACTTCTTCAGGAACTAGCGAATTATTCTCAACTTCATGCGAAAAAATCTCTTTAACTTTTTTAAGCAGCTTCATACTTTCTCCCCCTTTTTGAATGCTTCAGGAGCTGGCATCCAGGCAATGACGTTTGATATTGATGCGCCATCATGTGCCAGATATCTCCCCAAGTGATCACGCGTTCCAGAATAGATGATTCCATCATCATCACAAAAAATTAGATTTGAATATGGTTCAGGATTAATCCTGCTGCACTCAATCCATTCTTCTGGAACTGCTTCGATTTCAAATTCAGGCGTTAAGAGCACAAGCCCTTCTTCAGCCTGCTGCATAAAAAGTTTTCTAAAATATGCCTGATCATCCTTCTTCAGGAACATCCTGCTTTTTAATATCAGCGTTTTCATTTTTCATTTTCTCCTCGCAATCTTCACATATCCATCCAAAATCATCAGTCCAAACCCATGGGCCATTTTCATCGCCACATTTTGAACAATACCCAATCCCAAACTTGTTAAAATTAGCCATTTTATATCTCCTTAGAAAGTAAAAAATAATACTTTCTCCGCCTCTCATAGAACATCGTTCGCTCGCAAGGAAGGCCCAGGGCCTTCATATCCTCGAATGTCATATCTTCGAAAATAACCGATTTGAGAATATATTCTGCAATATCTCCGCCAGCATCATAAGCTGCTCGCTCAACTTTTAGCATTTTATCTCGAATTTCTGCTCTTTTTGTGGCCAGATTTTGAGTATCATCGTTCACTTGGCCTTTGCCGCCTGGCATTCCATCATATGAGATTCCCTTCACAGAATCTTTCAAGTTGTTATATTCTTCAAGCCATTCTGGATATTTCAAGGAAAACCATTTGGCATAGCCATACTCAAACTTAGAAAGCTTATACTTTCCTGAGTAGCTATTTTTCCTCGCCATGTTCCTTAAAATCTCCTTTCAAAAAACTCTCCAGCTCTTTTTTCTCTTTATTCAGCTCATCCAGCTTGTCATAATAAATAAACATCGTGCGCTGAATCTCATCAATTTTCGCTTGAGTAATTTTTCGAATCGATTCTGGTATCAAATACTTAGGAACAGGCTGCTCTTTTACTTCGATTTTTTGCTCATCCAAGCAAACTTTAATTTGCGAATTTTGAATTTCGTCTTTTTTAGTCCGTTCAGTAGAGCAATTTTTCTTGCCTGAAGCTATGTTCTTTTTTGGCCTTCCAGATGGTATCCTTGGAAGCTCAACTTGGCAATCTCTTAGTATTTTGATGATTTCTTTTCGCTCGCAGCCATTTAGATCTGCGATTACTGTAATTTGTTTACTGCAAGGATTCTGATAATATTTTTTCACAATCTCTTGAGTTGTCATTTCCATACCTTCTCCCCCCCTTTTTAATTATCCGCTGAAATCCATTAATATCATCCTTTGTTTTTCTCTCTTCATGTTCAATTTTAAAATTCTTTCCAAAGATGGCTATAAAATCCAGCTCTGGAAAATGCTTCTCAAAAGCTCTTTGTGCTGCATCTTCAACAATAGCTCTATTGGCTCGATTCTTGTGAACCGCCTCAGCTGATTCTCTATGATGTGCCCTGCACAAATATGTTTTTAATCCAAATTTTTCGCTTAATTTGCGATTCTTAGCATTAAATATTGCGTGATGCTCTTCCAGATCATTCTTGATTGAATAATCCATCTTCAGCTTCATGCACAGATAGCATCTGCCATCCTTCTGCTGCATTATCGACTTCATCCCCCAGCTTCTCCTTTAGCTTATCAAGCCATGAGAGCTCGGCGGGGCTCGAAGCATGATTCTCATTTCTTTTCGCCCATTCAACTAAATGTTTAGCGGCCATCAAATAAGCCATTTCTGGCTCAATATCTTCGTGATGAACTCGCACAACACAATCCTTCCCAGAATAGATTCTGATTTCAACTCCTTGATCAAGTGAAATCTTTGTCACCCTGGAAAGATAAAAATCATTTTTCAAATACAAAAAGATATCAAAGAATAAATCCATGCTTGCGCCCACGACTATCGCACTCCGACTTTAACCATTTACGATATCCGTTGAACTCATTCAAATGAATTTTTATCTCTTTGTTTGTAGATGCTGCTGCAATTTGCTGCCATTCTTTTGCACTCTTCAAAGGTTCCCCCTTCGAATTCACAAATCCATTTTCTCTCCAGGAAGGCAGCATTCTGAAGTTGCCCGCAACATTCGCACAGCTTAGATGGATATTTATCACATCATAGCTTTTGACATATTGCAGGGCCGTTTTTATGCCGATCAAGATGGCTTGATATTCATTCGCATTTTGAACAACTCCAAAGAGCTGCTTCGAAAACTCATCATCCTGATCTGTAAAGATTAATCCAACAATGCCATTTCCATGCTTAGGCCATTTCAGGCTAGTTTCGATGTAAATGAAACATTCTTTCATCATCCATCCCCAGCTCGAATACTTGGCGGCTTATCACTTAGGCCAGCCTGATAATTAATCAGATCATCAAAAAAGCCTGTTGGATATTCTCTTTGCTCAAAATTTTGAAATTTGTTCTTGCTTTTTTCTTTTGAATCGTGTATTTTATTAAAATTTATATTATTATTAATATCTTTATTTATTACATGGCGGACATTTTTGTCCGTTTTTTTCGGACATTTTTGTCCGCTTTTTTCGGACATTTTTGTCCGCTTTTCTTCAAACTTAATTTTAGAGCCAGCAATTTTGATAATTCGATAGATTTTGCCATTAACATCATTTCGAGCTTTGAAAACAAATATATAATTATTTTCCTTCAGCTGCTGCAAGCATCTTCGAAGTGTTCTTTCATCAATTTCGAAAACTCTCACGAAATATTCATTTTTTGCAAAACAAAATCCATGCTTGGATGATAAAGCTCTAATTTCTGCGTAAATCAATCGCGACATTGGACTTAATTTGGAATCATAGCGCACATCACTCGGAAGATTGGCATCAAAGCCAGGCTTCTCTCCGAAGCCATCCTCATCAGGAATATGAACTACTAATTCCGTCTGATCAGAATCGTACATTTGAAATTTTCTCCCTTTTCTCACATTTAAACTTGTGTTTAAGCTGTGAACGTGCTATATTAATTAAGGCTTCCAAGATTACTTTTGGAGTCTTTAAAATGAATGCGCGCTCACAGCTTCTCCGCTGTGAGTATTTTTTTGGCTTTTTTTCGGGGAAATAAAAAAACGAGCTCCCCGATTGGAAGCTCGTACATAACTAGATAATTCAGATATTTATCCGATAGATACTCACTTCCAAGTTTACTCTTATGTCTTTAAAAATAATGCAAAATAAATTTTAAACTTAGAGTAAGAAAAAAGCAAATCAAATTTCTATCGTTTGATATTGAATATAATTACTTAAATCACAAACTTTGCGCAATTATTGTGTAAGTGTTGTGTAAATGGTGTGTATTAATTACACTTTTCATTTATCCAAAGCTGCAGCAAAGAACTTTTGGAAATGCCCATTTCTTTGGCTGTTAGCTCCATTTTTTTATTAGCTTCTTCAGATAATGAAAAATTAACTCTAATCTTTTTTGTAGGCTTCTGCTCTTTTAATTCATTTTTAGCCTGAATGTTTGCTTGGCCATCTTGCCTTTTGGCAGAAGCTTGATTCCAATCATATTCCTTTTTAGCCATTATCTCCAACCTTCTTTCAAGTTTAATTCTGTCTTTATAAATCCATAAATTTGAGCAAACTGTTGAGCTCCTTTACTTCTTGGCGCAAATTCCATGATTGATTCTCCTGCAGCCGCTGCTTGATTGAAGGCTGTGCAATCTGAAAGAACTGCAGTTTTTAGTTCAGGATATTTTGCTTCAAACCATTCCATGAAGCTTTTCGATATGTTGTAGTGATTCCAGCGATTCAAGATAATCAATATAGGTTTCTTTTCTTCGAGGCTCTTAGCGATCTCAATCATTCGCTCCAATGCTGGGATATCTCTCGAACCCATCAAAGTAGGAATTATGATCATATCCGCTGCATTCATCCATTCTTTAGTTTCTTCCAAAAGAGCCCCTGGAGTATCAACAACAGTCACAGCTGCATCTTCAATTTGTTGCGCTTCATGTAGCGAACCCATTTGCTGATCTAAATCAACCATATTGTGACGGATTCCGTCATGCATCAAAAAATCACAAATCAGATCACAACAAAGTGTTTTTCCAACTCCGCCCTTTTGATTACAAAGTAGAATTGTTTTCATTTCTTACTCTCCTTTTGTGTAATAATTACACACTAACTACACAACTATTATATAATTAGTGTGTACTAATATCATAAACAATCTTCACAAAGATTTCAAATATTTTTCGTATTTGCGTTATACAATAAGTGTGTAATTCTTACATAACAATTACACAACAACGAAAGGAGAAACATATGGGATTATTTGGAAATGCTGAGGATAAAAAGAAAGAAAACAATGAAGCTCTTCAAAGCTTAATGGCCAAATATGGCCTAGAAAATCTATCTCCAGAATATAGAGAAAAGGTTCGCGATATTTACCTGGAGATTATTGGAACAGGAGCCATTGAAATGGCAATGAAATTTAATTTCGGAACTCAACCTGAAGAGCTGCTGAAAGTGTCCTATCTAAATGGAATTTTAAAACAGAATTGGATCATAATCAGACTGCTTGATGAAATAAAAAATAAATAACATAATTCTTGTATTTTGGAATTTAAATAACAAAATATTTGTAATTAAGGCCCAATATTATGGGCCTTTTTTACGCCATTCTTACGCCTAAAGGCGCATATAGTGCGCACAAAAATAAAGGCGGAAAATAGAGCCGTTCACTCTATAATCCGCCCAATTTCCACCTCTGAAGCTTTCACTTCTTGAGGAGAGATGGCTAAGCCTTAATTAATAAACCTTTCTTGAGAAGATCTACCATCATCGTATTCTGTTTTATTGAGCCAACATAAGCCTGGATGCCATTAGCAAGAGCAATCTTTTTCCTATGCACGAAAGAAGTATCTTTTTCGCCAACAGTTTCTAGCGCGCTAACAATTGAAGTTGTATCGCCTCTATATTTTGGATAATAGCTGGAATAAGCCAGCTCATTTCCTTCAACAACAATTACAGTGTGGCCCTTCTTTTTAGTGCAAAGGATTGTTCCTGAAGGCAGCCTCTCTCCAGGTTCATAATCTGAAATATCAAAAAGCCCTGTGTTTTGCAGGGCCTTTTTCTCGTTATAGGTCGTAAAATTGCCAGGATCCTTCCCAGAAGCTTCGATGATACATTGGCGAACAGCACTGCTGCAATCACACTCTGTACCTTTAGCAGAATCAATTCCATCTTTAATGATTGCGAGCCTGTTGTTCTGATCATAACCAATCAAAGGATTGTTGCAAAGCGCAAGCATTCTTTCGCTAAGCTTTAGCCTTATATTCTTATCTTTAGCAATGGCTTTCCACCATCCTAGTTTATGGATATAAAATTCCTGCAGACTAACTTCCCCACTAAAATCTGGAACGCTCTTCTGCTTCTGATCTCCTAAAGCTCCATTCACATAATTGCCATGCTCATCATGGCGCGCAGATCCAATTAATATTTTACCCATATACACTCCCCCTTTATCGTACAGATAAATATGCATCTAATTCTTCTTTTGCTTTTTGTAAACCATTTGAAACAGGCTTGTTTTCTATTAAACAATAATTCATTTCAAACTCAATTAAGGCTAATGTTGAACGAATTAAAACCTCATTAGTTTTATCCTGGGCTCTGAATCTGTCATTTCCCTGAAGCAGCGATGCTTTTATTTCTTTAATTTCTAATTCAAGAATTGAAACTTTATTTTCAAGCGAATCATGAGGAGCTGAAAGAAACTTTTTAAATGCATAGATCAAAATGCAAATGTTGGCAAATGCCAGAAGTGCCTGAAGCAATTTCAAAATTATTTCGAGTACGCTCATAATTATTCTCCTTCAGGAATTTCAGGAATGCCAAAAGCTACAGACGTGCAAAGCGAAAAAAAAGCTGCCAAAAGAGCAGCTGAAACTGTATATTGCCAATTCACATCCTGGATCACTGTTGAAGATGCTTCTGCAGCCAGGAACGTTTGAGCTAATGTTCTAATAGCTCTAAATGCTGCAGCTTCCCAAAATTTCTTTGATTTTAAATACTTCATAGCAGCTCCTTTCTTGCGCATTCGTTACGCCTTCGGGCGCAATCTTGGCGCATTAACTTGCTGGCAACTTGCGGCACTAATAAAAATATTCATCAATATTTACTCCGCGCTCACTTAATTGTTGTTTGAATAAATATGGAAATATTAATGAAATATTAGTATTTTTACCGCTTATATAAGATAACATTTGCAAATATTCTCTATTTCTCATATTAACCTCTTAAATTTTTAACTTGCTTACAACTTTATGCGCCTTTAGGCGTATCTAAGGCACAATAATAAGCAACAAATATTTCTTCCCATTAAATAATGATTTATCGGATAATTACGGCGGCACTTCTGACAAATTCAAATTCGGAACAGATGGCAGCGGTAATTATGGATATGTCAAGAAAGTTGAAGGTGCTGATACATTCTTCCCTTTTAGCCAGGTAAGCGATCTTGGAAATATTATTGGATATGCACTCAATAGTAAAACCTGGAACGGATGGCTCTCATATAGTATCAACTTACTTGGCGAAGAAACTTATTTCACGCGTTCTCAATGGACTGATAGCTATGGATTGACAAACTATAAATATACAGTAGTTAAAGCTTGTAAGGTAAACATCACTCTAGGAACTGTAAATGTTGGAATTTCTATTAATGGCCGTGTAAGAGTAAAACAAAACGGCACTACAACTACTTTATTAAGTACAAGTAACACTCAATATAAAATGGAGCAAGTTGAGCTCAATGTAGGCGATGAGCTTTATTTTGATGCATCAAGTGGAAATCAAGAAGGCAAAAATGCAGTAAATTACATCGTTTCGCTTATCAAATAATTACCTAAAAGTAATAACTTGATATGAAACAGCTTTTCCACCAATTACTTTAATGTCAAAAGAAGTTGCAGTTTTATTATCGAGCTGCCCTGTTACGCCGCCAACAGTTGATTGGCCATAAGCACCACCATTCACTAAAACACAATAATCTTCAGCGGAAGATAAATTCAAATCGCTTATATCAACTGTTGTATTAGCTGTAACTACTCCAAATTTTGCGCATTTCATGCCACCACCTACTTTCTGGGATAACTCCGATAAATCATTACTTTTTAGGAGATAGCTTCAAAAATATGTAGATTTGGTGCTTGACCTGAAACAATCACAGTTGAACCAGCTTTAATCTTAGTTAATGGTGGAGCTACACCAACCGCACTAATACCTGAAACAACCCAACCTTTATATACAACTGTTCCATCAATTGAAATGGTTGTATCACTTGCATTTGTTGTTCCTAACAAATAACAGTCTTTAGTGGCAGTATATGAAAGATTTCCTGTACTAAATGTGTGCAATGGTGTTGCATAATTTAATGTTGGCATGAGCCCCTTCCTCACTTTCTGATCTAACTGATTTAAATCATTATTTAACTGCATAATTCCGCTAACTGTTGGAAGCAGCAAAGTGACGGTTGTAATATTCAAATCAACCTGCTTCACTCGGTAAAGCGAAATATAGACTTCATCAGCTCCGCCTCTGAAGGTATCTTCTGGAATTGTGTCCGTACCATTATCCATAAGCTCAACAAATGTTTCGCAACCTTGAGCGGATGTTTCATCTGTATAAAGACGATATCCAATGATGTAGTAGTTAGTTGTTCCCTGGGCTCCTGTTGGAATATCGAATTCATCAATCTCGTTTGCATTCAGCTGAACTCTTCGGCCTTCTTTCGAGATGATAACGCCATCCTGGACTCCGATTGTATTTGCATCAAGAAGCGAATAGGCAAATTGATTTCCGATTCCTGTGATTGCAGTTGTATCTCCGAAAATTGATCCAAACCAATCCGCATCTTCATCCGCATATATAGCTAGATTTCCATTTCCATTGATTAATTTTGCCATTACTCTTCTCCTTTTATTTTGTACTCATAAGAAATAACACCTTCCTTAATGGCGAAAACCTTGCTAATAACAGGGCTTTCGATAATAGTGCCATCTGGGAAAGTGCCTTTTACCAAATCACCAATATCCAATTCCATATCTTCAGGAGCTTCCATCTCAAGCATCTTGCAGCTTGCATTTTCCTTCAGATATTCTGTGCCATTTGCAATCAGATCATCTTCGCTTTCAGCACTTGCAAAATCAAAGAACTCTTGTCGCTCTTTGAACCCTGTATAATACTGAGTTTGCGATATTTGGCCCAATTGATTGATATAAAGATGAACAATCATTCTATTTTGAAGCTCTCCAGATCCGCCGCAAATTAGATGATTAATTCCCATCATATCTTGAGTAAATGCCATCGGAATGCCGTTATCTTCGTTAAATGTTCCACTCACAACAGTAGCAGCAACAGCTGATACTTCGACTTGAATCGGCTGGCCCGCTGCAACTTTTTGGCCAACAAGTTTCAAGCGATATCCATATGATTCAAGCATCAATTCGATGCCATCTAGCATATTGATATAAAGTGGAAATTGATAATTTGTAATAGTGCAGCCACTATCTTCAGAAGATACAACGAAGAAATCTCCGAGAACTCCATTCAGCAGATCTGCAATCACTGAATTAGCTTCGCCAGAAACAACTTTGTAATTTTCCCCAGCATCAGGCATTATGATCCATTTACTCAAAAGGCCGCGCCAGGTATATCCTTTTAAAGTGGTATAATCCTGGGCGGCCCTATCCTTTGTATATTCAATTAACCCACCGAACTCGGTTCCAGGAATGTAAAATCCCCCTGGATTAAGATCCTGAAGAGTTGCATTTGTCATTTCGAAATCATTAGTTGCTGAATCCGTTCTTCCGATTTCGATATCAATATCAACTTCCACCTCTCCGAGCTCATTTAAATTTGAATCGAGAATGATCAATTTGGCGCGCTCCTCTCCTGGAAGATTGTCAAATCAATTCCGAAATTTCTTGTGTAATTTAAAACCACGTTTCCACTTGGAATCTTCTTGAATAACAAGCTATTTGGAACGCGATAATTAAATACATTTGTTTCGCTGCCATTCGAGCTGATAACATAGCACTTTTTCGATGTAGGTGTTTGATCTCGCGAATCTATGATCATAACTTGGCCATATCTTAGCGGATAATCTACTTCGTAATTATGGCCCGCAATATTAAACTGTGCTTTGGTTGCTGGGCCATAAATAACCGCTTTGAAATCAGATTCAAGTGGCGAATCAACATCAATATATATTGCATTTCTTGCATATGGATAAGCATATTCGTACCCATAAACGAACTCCCTATCTTCAGGATATCCTTTTACATTTTCAGGCAAGCCTGAAGTTGAGGCTTCTGAAGGTCTAATGATGAGAGTCTGTTCCAAAATCCAAAATGGATAAGGCGCATAAAATGTTCCTGTGATTTCAGTCCAATTCTGGCCATCATCAACAGGAGCCGTATCATGAGAATTGAAGAAACAATCAATATATTGCTCATTCCAATAAATTCTTCCTGGAGTCTTTCTTGCAATATCACGCTCAGTTTGAAAGATAAAATTATCAATCTGAGTTTTTCTTTTCTCATAGCTGCCTTTAAACCTAAATGTGCAAGAAAACTGCTGCGCATCTTTAGTCCAGCGATTCAAAACTGTTCCATATTGCTTAGAAATTGTTTCAGGCTGCCAAGAAACATTATGGAAATCGGCCTTGTAAAGCTTTGCATAATCAAAATTTAAAAGATTAAATTCAACGCCTTCGCTTGATACATATTTAATATTAGCCATTGAAAGCAACCCCCATTCCTCTCATGCTTCTTGTGAACTCACGCTCTCCAATAGCAAGAGAAAGATTAGCATCTGAAGCTCCAGCTTTAACAGCTCCATATATTGCATCAAGATCCATTGGATTGGCTAAGATGGTAACATCCTGGGCCACATCATTAATGGCATCTTTAACAAGATATTTTGAAGCTTCGATTCCATCAGCATATTGCTGCATGAAGTGCTTTGGCCACTCTGGCATTTTGTGGAGAGGGCCAAGTTTTGGAACCGAGAATCCAAGGAAATCCTTGATTGATCCTGCTATATCAGAAACAGTTTGCTTCAATGATTCCCACTTAGCTTTCAATCCATCAATGAAGTTTTGTATCATATCTTTGCCCCATTGAAGAGCTGCATTTTTGATTTCGTTGAATTTCGATTTTATTCTCAATCCAAGCTGAGCTATATTTGTAACCACTCGATTAATTCCATTGGCAAGAATGCCTTTGATTTTTTCCCAGGCATTTCTTAGAATCTCTCCAATCTGATCCCAATCGCCACTAAAGATTGCTTTAATTACTGCCATAATCGTTTCAATGATTACTTTGATAATATTTATGTACGTTTCGATGATAATCTTGATATTTTCGATTCTTGTCGCAAATATATCGCCCAAAACGCCAAAATGATCACGGAAAAATTGAGTTATATTCTCAACTATTCCATTGAGCCATTCAGTAAAGATTTGCCATTTTTCAGTGAGCCAATCTGTGATAGTTCCCCAATTTTTAACGATTAAAATAATTGCTGCAATAGCAGCTGCAACTGCTGCTATAATTGGCAAAAATGGAGCCAGGGCTGCAATTACGCCGCCAATTGCAGGAAGAACTGTTCCCATCAATACTCCGCCAATAGTTGTAACTACGGAAATAATAGTTGGAATAATCGAAATGATTGTTCCTATATGCGAAATTACACCACCAATCAGCGAAATACCCCTTCCAACAATTGATAAAACAGGGCCAACGGCTGCAACGATGCCAGCAATCTTGATAATGTTTTCCTGCTGCTCTTCAGATAATCCATTCCAGGCTTCAGTTGCCTTCTCAATAGCAGCTGCAATTTTCTCCATGATTTTGGCAATCATTGGAGCTGCTGAATTGACAAAATCAGCTCCCAGAAGCTTTATTTTATTCATGTTGGTATCAAACTGATCAATTGGATCTAAAGTGGCATCGAATGTATTTGTAACTGAATCACCAAATCCAGCAATAGAATTGCTCGCCTCATCAAATGAAAGCCTTCCTTCCTGAACAGCTTTCGCAATTGCTGGGCCAGCTTTATTTCCGAATAATTCAAGTGCTGCTTGATATGCCTCTGTATCTGAAGAAGCATTAAGCATCTGATCCTGAAGCTCAGAAAGAGCCTGATCCATTGTTTTACCTTCACTTGTTGCGTTAGTAAAAGCTTTCTTTAATCCGCTCATTGCTGCGCTTGCATCAATACCATTTTTATCAAGAGTTGAAATAAATCCTGCAGCCGAATTGATATCAAAGCCCATCTCTTGCAATGAAGTTGCGTTTGCAAGAAGGCTCGATGATAGGCTATCCATGGAAATGCCTGTGTTCTGTCCTGCTTTGTTCATAATATCAAGCACTTCGCTCGCTTTTGATGCATCTAGTCCGAAAGCAGCCATTGCAGCTTGAACATTGTCAACAGATGATGAAACATCGGTTCCGTTCAACTTAGCAAACTCGATAAATTGAGTTGAAAGTGTTTCGAGCTCATCGCCTGTAACTCCAAATCTAGTATTTACTTCACCAACTGCATTTCCTACTTCATCAAAAGAAGCTGGAATTGATGTTGCGATATTATTTGCAATGCCTTCAAGCTCAGCCAGATCATCGCCTGTCGCTCCTGTTTTTGCGATGATTGTATCAAGTCCAGCATCTACTTCGCCAAAAGCCTTCACTGAAGCTGCGCCAAGAGCAACGATTGGAGCTGTGAGCTTTGTTGTTAAAGTATCGCCAAGCCCTGCAATTTTATCTCCTGCCGCTGTGACTTTGCTTCCAATTTCTTGAAATTCCGCACCTATTGCACCAGCAACACGACCATTAGATTCAAGCTCGCTTGTTGTTTTAGCAATAGCAGCCTGAAGATTTTCATATTGTGTTTTAAGTCTTATAACCTGAGTTGAATCTTCGCCATATTTTTCTGTTGTTTTTGCAATCTGCTCTTCAAGAAGCTTTGATTGATTTCTCTGTGCATCGAGCTGCTGCTGGAGTGCCTTTGATTCAGTGATGGATTTTTTAAAAGCGGAAACTCCACTTCCCATCTCAGCAGCAAGCCTCTTCACTTGAGCCTGATAAAGCTTTGTTTGAGCAGTTGCTTTGCTCATGTTTTCGGTATATTGAGGCGCGCCTTCTAATTCAATTTTTACTCCAATAGTAGCCATAGATTACTCCTTTATTTAAGAGCCAGAAATTCAAACATATCCATTTTCTTTTTAGGTGGCTTTTGTCTAACATTGCCATTTTCGATTGCTCTACAATTTATTAGATCAATAAACTCTCCCCATCTTGTATTGAGAGTTTCCTCGCGGCTCATGTTTAATTGATGGCCGAAGTAGATGAGCCAGGAATCATTGAGATAGATTCGTTCGCTGGAAGCTCCTCGGCCTCGTCTTTTTTTATTGGCTCAGTTTCAACTGAAACTTCCCCATCTATTTTGAAATCACTAAAAGCTTTTAGAGCAAGCTTTGAAAGCTCATCTTCAGTTAAGTTTTCAAGCATTTCCTCTGTAAGCTCAGTGCATTCATGTTCTGGATTCAAGAATTTTTCTTTGCGATCATATGCCTCATGCATAATCACAATTACTCTTTCAAGTGTATGTAATTGATTGTCTGTATCTTCTGTACTTAAAAGCTCTTCGAACTTTTGTATATTATTGCCAGGGCACAATTTGCAAAGCTGCCTCTCAGCCCAAACTGTTCTGGCGAACTTTAATTCATCAAAATTTATCATTTTCATCTCTCCTCATTTGAAAAAAAGGAAGCCAAGATTGCTCCTGGCTTCCTAAAAATTATGAAGTTACAATTGGAGTATTAATTCCAAGAGCAGCGCGAATCTTGTTCTCAGCTGCAGCCTCTGTTGTTAAATCTCCGCCGACACGATTCCAGCAATGCTTTGTTGAATCGTCTTTCATGATGTTGAACACTAATTCCTGAGTTTGGAATTCAACCTCTTCGCCCTGTGTTTCTGCAGAACGTTCAATCTGATTGAATGTTCCCTTAGTGAATACAACAGGAGTGTAATAGGTAACGCCATCGCTCATGTAACGGATAACAAAACCAATTCCGCAGAATGGCTTTGTCTGATCATCGTCATAATTGAGCCAGCCATCAGCATCAGCTGCAGGAAGGCCCTGAATGAGCTTTTCAGCATCCTGGAATAATCCATCAACTGTAAGAGTAACCTGGCCACCTGTGAACTCTCCTGCTAAACTTTCAGCGATAATATTATCAGCATAAAAATTGTTAGCATCTGAGCTCTCAGGAGATGCTGACACCGAAACACCTCTTGCGAGAAGCTGGCCGCTAGAGTAACTAACAACGCCATCGCTCACAGAATAAAGTGCTACATAAGGCTTTGAATAGCCTGTGATTACTTTTCCAACAGCACTCATCTTCTCATTCTCCTTTCAAAAATTTTATTTATTAATCTTGTTTAATTCATTTGATAGGACTCTATCCATTGCCTCAATCGCTTTCGCTTCAGATTGCTTTTTTGCTTTATTAAAAAAAGGCTGCGCCTTAATAAAAGACGTGCCTTTGTCAAATTTAGCTGCAAGCATCTTGTTCGAATGGCCTCTGGGATATTTTTTCGTTAACTTTCCATCGTATCCAGCAAAACCGATATTTGTATCCATCTTTGAGCCGTTATCCTTAACAGGAGCAAAACCTAAGCCAGATTTAACCGAATTAAGCTCTCTTTGAGTTGGATAACGCTTCTCAGAATCATCGTTCTCTGAGCTTGTTTTCAATGATGAGAGCTGCGAATTCATCGCCTTCACAACAACTTCAGCTCCAGCTTCAATTGCTTTTGTTAAAATCTCATCTGTGTTCGCTCCGACTTTTTCAAGCATCTTGATAGTTTCTTCGATGCCTGTGGTTTTAAGCTTTGCCATTTATTTCACCTGCCAATCCCAGCTAAAGTGAATCAAATTAGTTTGCTCTTCAAACTGAACAGCCGAAAGAGTCCAAGAAGCTCCCATGGCATCCATAGCTGCTTCAAGTGTATCGAGAAATGAATCATCTTCTTCAGTAGTGAAATAGTCAAGAATTCCTTCCAAGATTCTCTCCGATTTCTTGTTATCAGAATGAAAAGAACTCTCAGTTGTTTCTTGCCAAACTGCATAAGGCTCATGCTGACATTCTGGTTTCAAGTAATGAAATACATGATCTAACTTTCCAAATTCTTCGCGTGGAATCTTCAATAAATCTGTTAAGTATTTCATGTTTTCTCCTTTCAAATACTTGAAGTTGTAACCGATGAGGTTACAGGGCCGCTTGCGGGTTCGACTTCGTAATTCGTGCTTAATCGCTCTAAAGATAGATCAATGGCATCTTCGTCTACGATTGCATTCATATCAGCTATGCGATATTGTCTGCCATCCTCTAAAATTACATATTTTGCCGACTCAGGAAGCTCAGTTGCATAAGCTCTCACAAGCTTATCCAGCTTATAATTCGCTCCTTTTGCAGCATACAAACGATTAAAACCAATGGTTTTATTCGCGTAATATGCAATAATTCCGATTTCCTGCAGCTTCTCCTTTGGCTTTGCTCCAGGTAAAGCTACATTTGTTAAATTGTAGAATGTCAAAATGCCTTCATCTCTCATGGCTGCTCCTTATGGTGTAACGCTTGCAGTTGTTACTGCATATTTAATCTTTCTAAGGCCAATTGATTGCAATATGTCCTTATATCGTGCCAAAGCTTTATCATCCCCATAACCGAAATAAGCTTGAACATAAAGCGCAACTGCATTGCATTGAACTGAATCCGTGATATCAAAAGGAGCATCTGTTGCCTGGGTGATGTCACTTTCTCCTGCAGCAATCAACTCATCAATCTCCTGATCGAAAGCTGTGCTTGTGATTCTTAATGAAGTTTTACAATATGCTTTAAGCTGTTCAGCTGTCATGGTTCAATCTCCCTTTTGATTTTTGAAAGCTTCGAAAAAAGCTTTCGTGATTATTGTGTGGCCACAATGGCCAAGTGGAATATTTGGATCCACATGAATTTTGTAGCCGCATTGCCTAGCACGATAACAGAAGGACAAGTCCTCTCCTACCAAATTGATAGGAGAGAAAAAGTCCTGATATTTTGCTAAAACATCAAATAAAACTTGAGCTTTCATGAGTAAACATCCAAAGCCAACTCCTTCAACTTCAAACAATTCATCAGCTGGATAATTGTTGAAGTGCTCATGTTCGCAGCGATTATTCTCATCAATTCGAAGTTTTTTGAATAAAACAGGTGTGTAAGGCTCAACCCTTCTGAAATAAACTCCAGATAGAATATTAAGATCCTTTTCCTGCATTTCGTTTAACATTCGAATCAATGTATCTGGCTCAAATAACATATCGCTATCAAGCCAAAAGATATAATCTGCATCAATCTCAATTGCTTTTTTTGCCAGGGCATTTCTCGAATTGTAGACAAGGCTTCCAATTTGAAAGCTAATGGCACATTCTGAGCCTTCTGGCTTTTGAAGCATCGCAAGCGACTGTGCGAAGATTGCAGGAACGGAATCCATTGAAGGAACTGCAATGAATATTCTCATGATTTAATCTCCTTTTTTATTTAACGATCTTAACAAATGCATCTGGAGCAACTACTCCAAGAGCAACATACTGACGGCCAAGAACATCCACAAGATCCTTCTTCATGTTTGTTCTATCGTCAACCTTAATTGTGATTTCTTCTCCGTTAGGGAAGTTAGCCATTGCGCCTTCTCCGAGATCACCAACAATTGCATAAGTATCACCTGTTGTTGCTGCAGCAAAGCTTGCCATTGAGTTATTGAAGAGAACTTCAAGTCCTTCAAATGGATCAAGTGCGAACTTATTGCCGTACTGAGCCTTTTTGAATTCGCCCCAAGTAGACTTATTCATAATAACAACAGGATTTGCAGCTACATCAGAAAGAGCTGCCATTGCTTCAGCTACAAGTGAAACTGAAACAGTTGTTGCTGTTACAACAGGAACAGAAACGCAAGTTGTTGTTGACTCTGTGCCGCAAGCATCAATCTTAGCGATCAATGTATCAGCAGCCTTCTTTGCGATTCTGTATGTAAGCTCATCATAGATATACTCAAGGAAAGCTTCTCCGCGCATATCTAAAACTTCATCAGAAATAGAGATCCATTTCTTGATGCTCTGAGGAATAAGCTCAACAACACCGAGAACAAGCTGCTCTTCTGAAACAGCATCTCCGCCTTCTGTATGAATAACAGCATCAGAGCTTGAAATCTCAAATCCAACTTTGAGATTGCTCTGGAGATAAGTCTTGCGAACGCGGGCCATAATGCCTTCACGCTCCCAAGCATTCTTTACAAGATCATAAACAATTGTAGGAACAGGAACTGTTCCAGAAACGTTCTCTGTTAAGAGAGCGCGGCACTCATCGTCTTTGTTTGTCTTGATGTAATTAACAAACGCATCAATATAAGCCTGTGAGCTTCTGATTTCTTCGTTTGACATAACAATACTCCTTTCATTTGTTTCGATTTTTGAATCAGCTGCTGCTTCAGTTTCAGCAACGGCTGCTGCTGCTCTTTCTTCAGCCTCAAGTGCTTCTTTTCTTTCGAGAAGCTGCTTCTTTTCAGCTGCGATTTCATCAAGAACTTTTGCTCTCTCTTCAATCTCAGCATCTTCAGCAGTTTCGGCCAAAGGATTAAGAGCATTTGTGCGCTCTTCAATTTCTTTAAGAGCATCCATGATTTCTCTCATTTCCTTTGTCATGATTAAATCTCCTCTAATCGTGAATTAAGCTCAGCAATCCTCTCGCTTCTCTTTCGTGCGTTATCCAACGCAGCTCTTGCCTCTTCCAGGCTCGCTTTTCCGCTTTCCAGCGAACGCGCAGAAATTGAAGTTGATTCATAAGCTGGCCATGTAACAGCCGAGCATTCCATGATCTCGGCAATGGAGCGAATTGTTCTTTTTGGATAATCTGAATCAAGATTTTCCCAAGAATCTTCGCCAACAATAAAAGCGAAGCTCATGCCTGAAACATCGCCTCGCTCTACTGCACTAAATAATTCATTTGCTTTTGGATTCTTCTGATCCAAATCTGCTTCCATATGGACTCCATCATCTTCAATGGATAATCTCATTGTGGAATTTTTTGTATTTCTTCGGCTCCTTGCTAAAGGAATGCCGCTGAAATCATGATTTACAAGGAAACGAACATCCTTCAAAGCTTCCTCGCTTACTGCATCGGGAGCAATTACCTCTTCCCAGAGTCCAGAAATATCTGTTGCCTGATTAAAAACAATTGGAACTCCTGCCAAAGTCATTCCCTGATCTTCCGCAGATCGTTTTGTAAGTTTTACCT